AATTATATTGAAGATTTTATCGAGGATATGAAAAAAGTATTTCCAACATTAGGTGATGATTGGGGTATTTATATTCCTGAGGTAAAATATCTTAATGAAGAGGTTAAAACAAATTTTTCAGATTTATCATTAATTGAATACCCAGATGTCTATTTTGTAGGAGATGCTTTATCAGCGAGAGGTATTACAGTGTCAGGTGCTCAAGGAATATTAGCTGTTGAGGGTTTGGTTAAAGGATGTGAATGGGATAATATTCATGGAGATGTAACTTATTTTAAATAATTTGGAAAATATAAATAAAATTTATTATAATATAAAAAAGTTATGCAAACAAAAACGATAAAATCAGAAAGTAGAATTATTAGTTATTTTGATAATTCAGATCGAAGAGTATTCCACAATTGGGAAGGACCTGCTATTAGATATTCAGATAAATCACAAAAAGATGAATATTATATATTTGGTCAAAAAATGACAAAAGATGAATGGAATGAAACAAAAAGAGATTTTAATGGTATTCCTCCATCAAAGAATCCAGCTTATGAACAATCAATGTTACATTAATATTAATAAATAAAAAATGGCTCGTATCGGATTTACTGGAACTATGTCATGTGGGAAGACCACTTTAGTTAAAGCATTAAAAGAAACATATCATTTTACTCATTATGAAACAGCTGTTGAGAGGAGTAAATACCTAATGAATTTAGGTATTCCTCTTAACACAGATTCTACATTAAAAGGTCAATTCATATTTTTAGCTGAACGTTCTACAGAGTTAATGGTTAAAAATATTATTACAGACAGAACAATATGGGATGTATGCGCGTTTACAGCTTTAGCTAAATCAATCCCAGATAATCAAAAATGGGATTTTGAAAGAGCAGCTATGAATTTAAAAGATGAATATGATATTATATTTTATCTATCACCTGAAGGAGTAGAATTAGAAGATAATTCAATTAGAACTACAGATGCTACATATAGATCAGATATTGATTTTCAAATTAAAAAATTATTAGAAAGATTTCCACCTAAAAAATTAATTAATATGCCTCTTTATTTAACTACTGAAGAAAGAATAAAAGAAGTTGTGAAACATATTTATAATAGTGAAAAATAATGTTTTAATATTAGTATTTTTATTAATTTTTGTTTTTCTTTTATCAAAAAATAAAGGGATAACATCATGTTCTGAAAAAAAATCAGATACTACTACTATCTATGATACAACATGGAAAGTTAATATAAAAAAATATCCAGTGTATACTCCAGGTCCTGTTATTACTTTACCTGGAGATACACAATGGTTATTACAACCTATTGATACTATGTCTTTATTAAGAGACTATTATTCTAGGCGTGTATATTTTGATACTATATGGATAGATAGTTTTGGATTTGTATATTGGGGTGACACTGTAAATAAAAATAGAATAGTATCTCGTCAAAAAGGTACAAATTATAAAATACCTACAATAACAAAAACCATCACAATAAATAATTATTATAATCAAAGACGACAGTTAAATATAACAGGATTAGTAGATGTGTTAAATCCAACTTTATATGGTGGTTTATTATATGAAGATAGAAAAGATAGAATATATCATTTAAATATAGGTGTAGGTTTAAGAGGTTCTTCTTTAATAGGGGGAGTATCATTTCCTATTTTAAAAGAATCTTCAATTTTAAAAAAATAATTATGTCTGATAAATCTATAAAAGAAGCCATAATCCAAGAACTTACTCGTTGTAAACAAGATCCTATATATTTTTGTAAAAAATATTATATGATTCAACATCCTACTAAAGGTAGAGTTAAATTTAATTTATATCCATTTCAAGAAGCTTGTTTAAAAGTATTCTTAAAGAATCCATTTAATATAATTAATAAATCTAGACAATTAGGTATATCAACTTTATCTTCAGGTTATGATTTATGGTTAATGTTGTTTCATACTGATAAAAACGTATTATGTATAGCTACAAAAACTGAAACAGCTAAAAATATGGTAACTAAAGTAAAATTTGGTTATGATAATTTACCTAGCTGGATGAAGATAAAAACAGTTGAAAATAATAAATTATCAATTAGATTATCTAATGGATCCCAAATGAAAGCAGTATCAGCAGCTGGTGATAGTGCTCGTTCAGAAGCTGTATCGTTGCTTTTAATAGATGAAGCTGCATTTATTGACAATATTGAAGAGGTATTTATTTCAGCTCAACAAACCTTAGCTACTGGTGGTGGTTGTATAGCAATGTCTACACCTTATGGTACAGGTAACTGGTTTCATAGAACATGGGTAAAAGCAGAATCAAAAAATAATAACTTCATACCAATTAGATTACCATGGACTGTTCATCCTGAACGAGACCAAACATGGAGAGATAAACAAGATGTAGAATTAGGACCTAGAGCAGCTGCTCAAGAATGTGATTGTTCATTTACTACATCTGGTGATACAGCTATAGATCCTATATTTTTAAATTGGTATGACACACAAACTATAGATCCTATAGAAAGAAGAGGTTTCGATAATAACTTATGGATATGGGAACGACCAGATTATTCAAGACAATACGCTGTTTTTGCAGATTGTGCTCGAGGAGATAGTAAAGATTATTCAGCTTTTCATGTGTTTGATGTAGAAAATAATGTTCAAGTAGCTGAATATAGAGGACAAATAGGAACAAGAGATTATGGTCATTTTTTAGTAGGTATAGCTACTGAATATAATAATGCTTTGTTAGTTATAGAAAATGCTAATATAGGTTGGGATGTTATTCAAACTGTTGTAGAAAGACAATATGCTAATTTATATTATTCACCAAGACAAGAAGCAGCTATGGTAAATGTTGAAATGTATTTAGATAAATTTGAATCAGGTCAAGGTATGTTACCTGGTTTTACTATGTCTCAACGAACTAGACCGTTATGTATATCTAAAATGGTATCATATATTAATGAAAAATCAGTAACTATTAATTCTAAAAGAACAATGGAAGAATTAAGAGTATTTGTTTGGAAAAACGGCAAAGCTCAAGCTCAAAATGGTTATAATGATGATTTAGTTATGAGTTTAGCTATAGGAATGTTTTTAAGAGATACATCTTTACGTTATAAACAAACAGGTGATCAATTAACAATTAAAGCTTTAGAAGGAATAAGCAGAAATCAAAATTATTTAGGTCCAGCTGTTTATAATAGTGGTGTAACTAACAATAATCCTCAATCAACTTGGACTATGAATGATGGATATGGTAACCAAATAGATTTAACTTGGTTAATATAAACATATTTATTACAATAATAACATAATGGCATTATTTGACAATCTAAAAAAATTATTTTCCAGCGATGTAATCGTAAGAAACGTAGGAGGTAATGAACTAAAAGTTATAGACTCTGATAGAATACAATCAGCTGGTGTTTTACAAACAAACGCTATAGTTGATAGATTCAATAAAATATACACTACATCAGGAGTAGCAGCTTACGCTGGACAAACAGCTTTAAATTATCCTTCAATTAGACCTCAATTATACGCAGATTATGAGGCTATGGATACAGATGCTATTGTTGCTTCCGCTTTAGATATTATTTCTGATGAATGTACTTTAAAAAATGAATCTGGAGAAGTATTACATATTAGATCTAGTGATGAAAATATTCAAAAAATACTTTATAATTTATTTTATGATGTATTAAATATTGAATTTAATTTATGGTCATGGACTCGTAATATGTGTAAATACGGTGATTTTTATTTAAAATTAGAAATTGCTGAAAAATTTGGAGTTTATAATGTTATACCATTTTCTGCTTTTAATATTTTAAGAGAAGAAGGTATGGACCCTAAAAATCCATCATATGTAAGATTTAGATATGATCCAGCTGCTGCTTCAGCTGGGGCAGTTAATGCTTCAGCTTGGGCTAATTTTAGTACAAATAATAATATTGATAATGGTATTTTCTTTGAAAATTTTGAAATGGCCCATTTTAGATTATTATCAGATATGAACTTTTTACCATATGGCAGATCATATCTAGAACCAGCTCGTAAATTATTTAAACAATATACTTTAATGGAAGATGCGATGTTAATACATCGTATTACAAGAGCTCCAGATCGTAGAATATTTTATGTTAATATTGGTCAAATTCCACCAGCTGAAGTAGATAACTACATGCAAAGGATGATTTCTAAAATGAAAAAAACTCCATTCATGGACGAAAAAACAGGCCAATATAATTTAAAGTATAATATGCAAAATCTATTAGAATATTTTTATATACCTGTTAGAGGTGGAGATCAAACAACCAAAATAGATAATCTACCTGGTCTTAATTATGATGGTATTCAAGATGTTGAATATTTAAGAGAAAAATTATTCGCTGCTCTTAAAGTACCTAAAGCATTTATGGGTTATGAAAAAGATCTAACAGGTAAAGCAACATTAGCAGCTGAAGATATTCGTTTTGCACGTACAATTGAACGTATACAACGTATTTTAGTAAGTGAATTAACTAAAATAGCTTTAGTTCATTTATATACTCAAGGATATGATGGTGAAGCATTAACTAATTTTGAACTTTCATTAACTACTCCATCAATTATTTATGATCAAGAAAGAATAGCTTTATTAAAAGAAAAAGTTGATTTAGCTAAACAAATTCAAGAATCTAACTTAATGCCTTCTGATTGGATTTATGATAATATATTCCACTTTAGTGAAGATGAGTTTGATGAATTAAGAGATTTAGTAGTTGAAGATAAAAAACGTGAATTTAGATTAACACAAGTATTAGAAGAAGGAAACGATCCAGCTGAATCAGGTCAGGCTTATGGAACTCCACATCAGTTAGCAACTATATATGGTGCTGGTAGATATACATCAACACCTGAAGCTCCGGAACAAGTACCTTCAGGTTATGATGAAAAACAAGACTTAGTAAGACTTCCAGGTAGACCAACTGAAAAATCATCTATTATTAATACCCAAAAATCAGCTTTTGGTAAAGATAAACTTGGAAATAAAGAATATTCAGCTGTTGAACAAGGTGAAGAAAAATTAGGTAAAACACAATACAAAGGTGGATCTCCTTTAGCTTTATCTGAAACTCAAACTGTATTCTTAAAAAATAAATCTATGTTTTCAGTTTTAAATGCTTCTAGAAAAATAAATCTATTTAAATCTAAAGACAATGAAGGACTATTAAGTGAAAATAATATTTTACCTTCATAAACATATACATATTTATTATTAGAATCATTATTTAGTAATGCCATCTAAAAAAATTATAAAGCACAATAAACTGAAAAATACAGGCATATTGTTTGAATTGTTAATTCGTCAGGTAACAAATGACTTTTTGACTAAAGGAGACTCTCCATCAGTAAAAATATTGAAAAAATATTTTTCTAATACTGAATTAGCTAAAGAACAAAGATTATATAATCTTATAAATTCTAATTAAAAATTAACTGAAATTAAAGCTGAATCTGTTTTACAAACTATAGTTGAAACTTCTAAAAAAATTAATGTTAAAAAAGTAAATAATGAAAAATATAATCTTATAAAAGAGATTAAAAAACATTATGATTTAAATGGTTTTTTTAAAAATAAAATAAACAATTATAAAACATCAGCTGCTATCTATACATTATTAGAAAGTTATTATACTAATGATTATATAGAACCTAAACAAATTGTTAATAATAAAATTACTATTTTAGAAGCTTTAACTCAAAAAGAGATAATTAATGAAGAAAATGAAAATATAAAACAATTTCTTCAAGAGTCTAAAGATATTAGAATATTAACATATAAAATATTAATTGATAAGTTTAATGAAAAATATGATTCTTTTTCTAAACAACAAAAATTAATATTAAAAGAATATATTAATAATATCAATGATTCTGACAAGTTAAAAGATATAGTAAATAAACATTTTAATTATATTAAAATAGCTTTAAGTGGACATAGTGATAAAATAGAAGATAAAGTCACTAAAATTAAACTAAATGAAGCTATTAAACTTGTACAAGTTATTAAGAAAAATGAGCATCCTAAAGAAGAACATCTTTTAAATTTATTTCAATATTATGAATTATTAGATGAAGTTAAAAAATTAACATAATGGATAAAAAACAACTTCAAAAAATAATTACAAATCTTATTAAAGAGATTAATAATAGTGGAGGAGCTACTAGTGGTTTTTCAACAGGCACTGGATATCAACATCAAGGTAAAAAACCTAAAGATGAATCTAAAAATTACCAAAAAGTTCCTAAAGATGGAAAAGGAGTTCCATCTGCATTCACTCCAGGAGCTAAAGATTTATCAGCCTACAAAAAATTAGGATATAGAGAAGTAAAACCAGAAGAAATGATTGATGCTGCTTATTTATGGGCTGGAAAAGGTGGTTTAAATGAAGCTTTAAATATGCCTGATGTTATTAAATTAAACATTCCTTTGTTTTTACGTTTGTTAGAATATGCTAAAGAGGATGCTAAAACAGACATGGATCTTCATAGAGTGACAGAAAATGTAATTAAATTAAGTCAATTAGGTAAAACTCTCTTAATGGCTGATTATGATAAAATTACAGGAAATACAGAAGAATTGAATGAATCACGTTATAGCACATTTAAAAAACAAACTGAAGTAGTTAAACCATCTACACAGATGCATGTTGCTATTAAAGAAATAAAAAAACGATTACAAGAAGTTAATAAAATAGCAGGTTATACAAAACAACTTAAAAATGATTTAAGTGAAAACAATGGAGTAGACTATAATAAAAGAACTGAAGCTTACTTAGAACAACTAATGAAAGAAACAGCTCAATTATATAAACAATTAAAAGAAATAAAAAATGGCAGCGAAAGCAAAAACTAAAACCAGTTTAGTGTGGGTTTATACAGCTAAACCTAAGAAAAAAAGAAAAGGGATACATGCTAAAACCAAAATGTCAAAAAATAAAAACTCAAAAAATTATACAAAAATAACTGTAGGTCAAGGAAATTAATAAAAATATGACATCTCTAAAACAATTAATACTAGAAGAAGAAGAATATTCAATACCAGGAACTGAATTTGCTTCAGCTGGAGAATCATTCTGTGTTAGGGGAGCTAAAACAAAAGGTTTAACTCCTGAACAATTACAAACTGTTAGAGATGTTATGTCTGACAATCCAACACCAAAACAAGAAGAAAAAATTAAAGAAATAATAATTAAATCATTAATAGGTCAGATATGTAATGATGCTGGAAAAATAGCTAACAGATATAAACAACATGGTATTACTCGTGATGATCTTATTTCTGTAGGTATTGAAAAAATGCTTAAATTAACATGGCCTAGAATTGATTGGAAAAGAGATACAACTCCTCAAACTTTTATAATGGCTGAAATGAGAGGTCATATGACTAATGCCGCTAATAAAGAAGTTAAGAAGAAAGGATTAAGTGGAGTAGGTGATCAATCACGTGTGTCTACTATGAGTCTAGATGCTCCTATTTCTGGTAAAGAAGGAGATGATATGACTGCTTATGATATTATTGGTGGTTCATTTGATAATGAAACAGAAGAAGCAGATTTTATGGAGCGTTTATATCGCTATTTAAAAAGTAAAATAAAACCAGGAACTAAAACTTCAGATAATAAATTGAGATCATTAGAAAATTTTATGGGTATTGAAGATGGAGAATATACTGGATACTCATTATCTAGAAAAGAATTAGCTGATGAGTTAGGTATTAACCACGCTTCAATTCATGCTTGGCAACAAGATTGGTCTGAAATTCTTAAACAATTAAAACAAACTCAACCTGAATTATTTAGTGAGTATAGAAAAAAATAATATTTATTAGTATGGCAAATAGTCTAAAAGCAAATAACAACACCAATTCATATGTAGGTAATTTATCTAAAGTTAAAAATTTATCTACTGTACAAGAAATTGATAGAGTAAACATTTATGAATTTGAAAATGGAATGGATGTTGAACTTACTGAATTAGGTGGAGAATTAACTTCAGAAAATATTAGAAAAGCACAATCTAAAGTATTAGCTAATTTAAAAAAAGATCCTACTTTTTACACTAATAAAATAGCTCAAGAAACTGTAGATAGATTTGGTGAATATGGTAGTGGTAAAAATAAAAAAGGAAAATATACTAACGCTAAAGAAGCTGAATCTGCTAAAGCTGATGTTAAAGTAAAAGAAACAAAAGAAGAAAAAGATAAAAACAACGAAATGAAAGAAATTTCTAAAGTTGAAAAATCTAATGTTTCTAAAGACAAAAAACCTACTATGGCAGCTAAACCTAAAGAAATGACTCAAACACCTAAAAAAGCAAAAGGTATTAAGTCAACTATGGATATGCCTGGTAAAGAAAAGAAAATTAATCTTAAAGAAAATAAAGAATATCAAGGTATTAGTGATGAACAAAAAACTAAACTTGAAAAAACAATAGAATATTTGAAACAACAAGGCAAAACAGAAATGGCCAATGCTTTAGAGCGTTTAATGAAGTCTGGTGTTAAAGATCTAGATGAAAAATTACGTAAAAATGCTCCTGTTTCCAAATATGTTGGTGATTTTGAAAAATCAGACGCTCCTCAATTTAAAGGTAAATCACCTGAAAAAAGAAGAAATATGGCTATAGCAGCTTACGCTGAAAAAAATCCAGGTAAATTAAAAGAAATGGATACTAATCAAAAACGTTTAGCTGATGTGAATCCAAATCATCCACTAGTTAAAAAATCATCAGAAGAATGGACAGCTGAAGATAATAAAGAATTTAAAAAGGCTTTATTAAGTAAAGATCCGATGTATGATAAAACTACTCAATCTTTAAAAAATCAAGCTGGTGGAAAAATAAAACTTACTAAAGAAAATATTGATATGATTCAAGAAATGGTTATTGAAGCTGTAAAACAAATTAAAGAAGGAACATACGCTGGTCCGGGAGCTGTAGATGATCTTAAAAAAGATCCTGAATATGGCAGATTATCTCAATCTGCTAAAACTAACGCAGAAAAACAACTAAGATCTGGCAACGACTACACAATCTAATGACTAAACAAGTATTAATAGAATATTTACCATTTAAAATATTGCCTAAATCACTAAATGAGGCAAAATTTAACCCTAATGCAACTTTAATTGTAGAGGGAGTAGTACAACGTGCTAATGCTAAAAATGAAAATGGTAGAATATATCCTAAGGAAATACTTGAAAGAGAAGTACAAAAATATGTTGATGGTCCTGTAGCTCAAAATAGAGCATTAGGTGAATTAGATCATCCTGAATCTTCCATTATATCATTAAAAAACGTATGCCATAATATTAAAGAATTATGGTGGGACGGTGATGATTTATTTGGAAGAATTGAAGTTTTAAATACTCCCTCTGGTAATATATTAAAAGACCTTTTTCTTAATAACATTACAGTTGGAATCTCATCAAGAGGAATGGGATCGGTAAAACAATTAGGAGAAGGTACTGTTGAAGTACAGGACGATTTGGAACTCATATGCTTTGATTTTGTATCAACACCTTCTACACATGGGGCTTATATGAGACCTACATCTTTAAATGAATCAAAGTCATATCAATCTAATAATAAGTATTCTAAAATAAATGAGATAATTACAGATATTATCTGTACTCAATCTGGAGTTTGTTGTATTAGATAAAAATTTTTTTAATTTTTTTCATTTTTGAATAGTCTTATCATATTTATGACTATAATACAGAATCTCTAATATTCTGTCTAAGTAAAAATTTTATATTAATATTGTCTCTTTAATAGACAATCAAAAGCAAAAAAAATTTATTAATTAAATGTCAAACAACCAAAAATTATTTAAAGACGCAATTGCGGATGCAAAAGCACTTCGTGAAGTAGCTATTGCTAATGCTAAAGCTGCTCTTGAAGAATCTTTTTCTCCACGCATCCAAAGTATGTTTGAAAAACGTATTATGGAAGCAGAAGAATTAGATGAAGAAGAGGAGTTAGATGAAAAAGTTACCTATCATGGTGACAAAGACAACCTTATTGATCCATTAGATGAAACTATGGAATCTGAAGACGACGCTTTCATGGAAGGCGAAGATGTTGATCTAGAAGAATTATTCAATTCATTATCTGAAGAAGACATGACCGATGAAGGTATGGACATGGATGACATGGATGACATGGATGACATGTATGAAGAAGATTATGATTTAGATGAAATCCTTCGTGAACTTGAAGAAGAATCTTTAGAAGAAAACGAAGAAGAAATGGAAGAGGGTAAAAAAGAAAAAGATGAAGATCTAAAAGAAAACACTATGTTTGAAAAAGCATCTAATGATGAAGAAATCAAAGATGTAACTGTTGAAGAACTCCGTGACCTTATCCGTGATGCTATTAAAGCAGCAATGGGTGATGCTGAAATGGGTGCTGGTGAAGACATGGAAACTATCGATTTAGATATGGATTCTGAAGAAGGTTCTGAAGAAGAAATGGATATTGATTTAGATATGGATTCTGAAGAAGAAGACAAAGATTCTAAAAAGAAATCTAAAAAAGACGAAAAAGATAAAAAAGATGAGTTAGACGAGCGTCGTAGATCTTACAAAGGGATCCCTAAAATGAAGGAAGATCTAGATGAAGCTATTAAAACTATTAATATCTTACGTAAACAATTAAATGAAGTTAACTTATTAAATGCTAAATTAATTTACGTTAATCGTATTTTTAAAGCAAATAGTTTAAATGAAAGTCAAAAAGTTAAAGTAGTAAACAGTTTTGATAAAGCTCAAACATTAAATGAAGCTAAAAACATTTACGAAGTACTTAAAGACAATATTAAAGCTAGTAATAAGTCAAAAGCTCCATTACGTGAATCAAAACAATTTGCTTCAACTGTTTTAGGTGGTAAATCTGCTAAACAACCTATACTTGAATCAAATGATGTAATTACAAGAATGCAAAAATTAGCAGGAATTATTTAAAAAACAAAAACAAATATTAATAAAAATGTCAACAATTAATCAACTTCTCGAATCTGCTAACCCATGGCAGTCTATGCAAAGCGAC